TGCACTGCGTAGTTTCGTCAAGCAAGCACAGTTGGAGCGCGGTGTTGCCAAAGGCCGAGTCACTGGACCCATGTGGTGGGAGGTGATCAATCCTGCCATGCCCCAGGCCAGCATCAACGTTGTGGCCAGCAATGCAGAAGAGGCCATTGCCAGCGCAATATTACCGGGCAACTATCCTGAGTGGGCCAGAGTTAGTAACACACTCAAGGCAACCCCATTGCGCCCTTACCAAGAACGACCAACACAACCAGCTGAGCTGACACTAGGCGGCCGTCCCAGTAATCCCGACGGCAACTGGGTGATTGTTGGAAATAGACGGCCAGTTTATCGATTCATGGCCAGCGGTCAAGATGATGCCGAAACAGTGTGGTTACAATGGTCTAGAGAGCACACCGGCAATTGGGAACTAAAATACGATCCAGAGCAGCGTTTGAGTCAATCACAAACAACAACACCACCTGCAGATGGAGAAGCTTCGCAGAATACTGGTGATCCCGGCAGTCTCATTGACCAAGGTCTAGCTGCCAGTGGTAGATTTACTGGCGAGTGGCGTGTTACACTACCATCCGGCGAGGAGGTATATCGCTTTGGTGGTGTGGGCAACAGTCAAGGCGATGCTAACCGAGTGGCTGCCCAGTGGTTGAGAAACAATGGTTATGGTGTTTCAGACGAAGGCTTTGAAGTCTTGCCGGTAATGAGATAAAGCATGAGAGCGCTAGAATTCATTGATGAAGCAAAAGTTCCTCCAGTGCGTGAGCAAATCATTGCTGACATTGAAAAACACGGCGGAGATGTCAGCGAGTATTTTGTGCGTTTTACCAATCAAGACAAACTGGGATTCAGCAATAAACAAACCTTTAAAAAGACTCCCGATGTGGACGATCCCGACTTTGATTTTGATGCCTTGGGACAAAACACTGGGCGCCGCAGCCTGTGGTTCTATCCGGCTGCCTTCTATCTAAATGACAAATACGGCACCTATGCCACAGACCTTCCTTATGTGTGGCTGGTCCGGCTGCTTCCTGATGCTTGGTTACAAACTGTGAATTCAGGGGATCGCGGAGCGAAAATAGCACCCGAAGGCAAGCAACGAGTTGGAATCATCAGAATGACTCGTCCACCAGCTGCAATCTTTTTCACATACGGTTTTGATGTTGTGGGTCGTTATTATGATTATGCTGGTCAACACAAACGTCACGGCGAAGTTCAAGGCCGCCCCGAACCCAGTTTCTTTGATCGCATAAGAGGTCAAGCATGAGAGCTAGAGAATTTTTAATTGAATATAGAGATAGACTTTTGCAATATGTTAAAGGTTTGCTACCTACTTGGCCCGATTATGTACTCAAAGATTGGTTGGTTCCCAACAAAGGCGATTTCAGTAATCTCCCAGCAGACGCACTTAAAAATGGCATAATGGAAAAACTTCAACTTGCTGGGTTATCAGTTGACACCAAATGGCAACTTGTTCCTGCTATGAAATTTACAATGGATATGTGGGAGCCAACAACCAAGCAACGACTAATAGGTCGCGCCGGCGGTCATAGTGATATGGGATTAGGTGTCCCCAAAGACAAAGAGAGACATGCTACTCAAGCACAGTTAGCCAAACAACAAGGTGGGATAAGAAAAGAACCTGTGCTGTTGATTAAATCCAGTCAGGGTTATGAGTTACTGGAAGGCTGGCATAGAACTATTCAACATTTTGCCATGTATCCAGATGGATATACAGGCCCTGCATACGTGGCGGTGAGTGTCAAATGAGAGCAAGAGAATTTACTGAACCTGGTGCTGCCGGCTGCATTCTTAGAGCTGCGGATACCGGCCGTTGGTGCTTGCAGCAGCGCAGTGACACAGTGAGTGATCCTGGTGTATGGTCAACTTGGGGTGGTGGTCGTAAATCTGGTGAAAGCTTAGAACAATGTGTGCGTAGAGAGCTGGCAGAAGAAGGTGGCTACACAGGCTCACTCCGGCTAGAGCCCTTGATGATGAATCAACGCTATGCCACATACATTGGACATGTTCCGCATGAATTTGAACCCAGCATCAACAACGAAGTAAAAGACTGGTGCTGGGTCGAACGTGATCAATTGCCCAACCCATTGCATCCTGGACTAGAACAAGCATTGATGAAGTTAGATGAAAACTTTACCAACAACCAGTCATGGAAATCCAATGTGGTCAATGCCATACGAAAAGCATTGCCCATGGCACAGGAAATATGGTTCCATGGTAGTAGGGCAATTGGTCGGCATCGTCCCGACAGTGATACCGACATACTGGTAGTAGTGCCCGATGATGTCGTTGGGGACGATTACATTGGTGCCGTAAGAACCCTGCAGAAAGTGTCAAATCAATTTGACAATTATGATATTCAGCCCACCAAATACAGCAGCAACATATATCAGATTGCACAAGAAGAAGGACAACTGCTTTGGTCAGCAACCAATGAAAACTTTGCAGACGGCCAAAGTAAAAAAATTACTTTTAACACACAAAAAGGCAAGAACAAATTTGCTACCACAATGATGGTCAACAATGCACCAGTTGGTGTATATCAATACAATGCCGATACCGGACGCAGCATTGCTGAAATCTATCCAGAATACAAAGGTCAAGGTCTGGGCAAATTACTGGTATTGAATGCAATTTATACCGCTGCAAAATTAGGCCTAGACTTTGTGGAAGATGAATCGCGCACAGCAGAATACGACAATGTGTTAGATAGTTTGAGCGGCAATGGTTATATTGTAGATGATGATGGATATTGGTATGTGACCGACCAAGGTGAACAATATCTAAAACAATCATTGAAGCAAGGTGTGGCGGAAAACTTTGCAGATGGTAAAAATCCAGGCCGCAAAGGATTAAGTCGCAGAGTTGGCATTCCTAAAAAAGCATCGTTGACTCAATTACAAAAAATTGCTAGTTCAAGCACCGGGGAAAGACGTAGAATGGCCCAATGGCAGCTAAACATGCGTAGAGGCAAAGCAAGGAAAAACAAATGAGAAACTTTATCAACTTAATTGAAGCTATGGAAAAGGGCTGCCCACCAGCCACACAAAGCATCGATCTCAACCTAAAGAATCGTCAAAAAGCCATTGACGACTATCACTACGGTCCACTCAATCCCAACGAGCCCAACGATGAATACTGGGCAGAACTTGCGGACCGATGGAACACCGACGACATAGAATCTGTCAAACAAAATCGCTGCGGCAATTGTGCTGCTTTTGACATCAGCGATGAAATGCAGGATTGCATAGCCAAAGGCATTGGTTCTGAACCTGGATCAGATCCACACGATACCATTGACGCTGGCACACTAGGTTATTGCAAGTTTTTAAAATTCAAATGCGCAGCCAAACGCACCTGTGATGCCTGGGTCGAAGGTGGTCCCATCACTTGATAAGGCCAAAGTAAATCTGCTGACTGAATATGAAACAATATCAACACCACACTCAAGGCTCGCAGTACAATTTGCACGAGGCTGTTGTACCAGGATTCCATGTGTATCAAGCCCGAGTAAAAGTCAAAAATGAGCTGTACACCAACAGCATGGATGTGGCTATATTTGCCAAAAACCCCGCAATGGCTCGTCAATTATTGATGGCACAATACGGCAAAGACTCTGTGATCACCAACGTGGTACAAATCGCATAAAAAACCAACGTCAACAGAGTCATCGGTAAGTAATTTTTCAATGACTCCACTCAATATTCAGCTTGAAGATGATTCAGCCACGGTTCCGTTTGTGGAGAAAAACGGATATTACATCGTAGGAGACAAGAATTTTAATTTCAAATTCAATGCCTTGATGTATGCATCAAAAACCCGGCAAGACGTCAGGTGGGAATTTAACTCTGCACAATTTAGATCACTTGACTGGCGTACTCCTTTACAGGTAGACATTAGATCTTTGTACCGGCTCAGGGCACAACAATTGCGAGATCGTTATGATTATTTGATGTTGTGTTTCAGTGGTGGTTCTGACAGCACCACCATATTGAAAAGTTTTATCGACAACAACATACATCTGGACGAAATCATATGTGATTGGCCTTTGCAACATACCAGCGACTGGTCAGTGAGCAATGACCCCAACCCGTTTAATCACATCAGTGAATGGGAATTGGCCATCAAGCCCATGTTGGATTATGTTAGAACCCACCACCCCAACATAAAAATAACCATCACTGACACCACTGAAGATTTGTCCATTGAGGACACTGAACATACATTCACAATCAGTCACATGGGACCGTACCAAAGCACCAAACGATACAAAAATGTTGCCAAGAGATTCAGCGAGATCAATAAAAAAATTGATCGGGCCGCCATAATACTGGGCTGCGACAAACCCGAGGTGTTCATCGAAAAAAATATTTTTTGTGTGATTGTTGGGGATAATCATTGTTTCTTTAAATCATCGCATGTGCCCGAAAATCGTGTGGTTGAGTATTTTTATTGGAGCGGCGACATGCCAGAGATTGTGCGTGAGCAAGCACACTTGATATATCAGCATGTGCTGGTCAATCCCAAATTAAAAACCTTGTTTGATACGCAATCAAAATACTCAGCACACCGACTAAATTTGATAAAAAGTATCATTTATCCAGACTGGGATCTCAACATTTTTCAAGCCAACAAAGCAGATTCAACAGTGTGGAGTTCGCAACATGCCTGGATCATGCGAGAAAAAACCACAGCACTAGAGGCTTGGCAAAGTACATTGAATTCTCATGTCAACATGATCAACGCCAAGTATTTTACCTTTTATCCTGACTCCAATCGTGTGCATAGTATCAAGACATTTTATGGTAGAAATTTTCCCATTGGTGTAGTGCCCAAGTAATCAAACACAAAAAATATCAGCATATATTTTGCTAAATATCATATGCAAAATGAATGTGTCACTGTGGTGGTTGATGTGGACTGCGAGTGGTTTCGCAATCCCCCACGTTATAGATGTTATGTCAACGATGAACTGTTTACAGAACGCACCTGGATCTGGAGTGACATGTACTTGGAAGAATCCCTGGTTATACAGGGTGCGCCAGGCACGTATCAAGTAAGATATGAACTGGTTGGCGCAGACAGTGACGTCAAACTAAACATCAGCAACTACAAAATTCAGTCAGGTTCAGGCACAGTGGATCAAAATGGCTGCGTAACAATCCAGGAATCTGTGAATGAAAATACATGAAATAATGGAAAATGCATCAGCAGGTGCCAGCAGTGCAGGTGGAATAGCTCCGGTTGCCATGCCCATGGGCATGCAATCAAGATCAGGTGGCAGCATGCTCACAGGTAAATATGTAACGAGTTCGGATCCCACTCCGAACACGCCCAAAGAATACAAAAGGAATCGAAATCGTGCTCGCGGACAGTTTAAAAATTCTATTAGCAACTGAATACGCATTCAGTCTCAAAGCCCAGTTGTTTCACTGGAACGTGGAAGGTCCTGACTTTGCCCAATTGCACGATTTTTTTGGCGAGCTATACGAAGAAGTCTACAACAACAGCATAGACCGAACAGCAGAATACATTCGTGCCCTGGGCGACTACGCACCTGGCAGTTATGAACGTTTCAGCGAACTCACCATTATAAAAGGACAAACAAAAATCCCACGTGCACGTCTCATGATTGAAGAATTGTTGGCCAACAACAACCAACTGCTTGATCTACTCAACGAAACATTTGCCACTGCTGAACAAGAGAACCAGCAGGGCATTGCCAACTTTATAGCAGAACGAATTGATGCTCAACAAAAGCACGGTTGGATGCTGAGAAGTTTCTTGAAAGATGAGCGAGCATGAGTGATCCAATCTACAATATAATTGAACGCCTGGCCTTGATTGAAGGCAAAACTACTCCAGTCTCGGTCAAGCACGGATTGAACCCTCAACAACGGTCAGCAGGACAGTTGCCTGCATTGTTCAAGCCCCGAGACATTAGCCCCACACTGTCAAAGAAACCCTATCAAAAACATCCCATGGATGGCAAGCTGGTGGGCGATAGTGTTGAGCCCAAAAAGAATGCCTTGGAGGAAGCCATGCAGGGCATCGAAGAAGACATGCTGGGCAAGGTCAAAGCAAACTTTGCTGACTATCTTGAAAAATTAGAACGCGAAAATCGACTCGATCGTCGTTTGGTTCGCAAGGCCAAAGCTGAACTAAACATCGACGATGATCCGCAAACCGAAGGTGAAGTTGATGAAAATGCCACCTGGGATCAAGACGTGCAGCCCATTGGCGATCCTGCTGACTCAGAAGTAGCGCACGGTGTGGAAGATCATATTGCGGCTGCTGTGGCTGCGCCTGCTGCACCAATGTCAGCAGTGAGCGAAGGCCCTGTAAAAACCTATGACATGGAGGATGGTTCATGCTTGGAGTGCTGGGGCGATGACAAGCAAGGATACGAACTGCGCAGAAACAACAAATCTTTGCCATCACGTTTTCAAACTCCAGACGAAGCTGACGTTGCAGTACGCTTGTTCCAGAAGCGTAGACAAAAACAAGATCTCAGTCAAGATTACATAGAAGAGCGTTGATATGATAGTAGACCACTTATTCGATAACAAAAAGAATATCCAAGAAGGTCTCGCAGATGAGTTCATGGCCATGGCAAAAGCCAAAGGCATGAACCCGCGCCTGGCAGGAACTCCTGACGAAGAACGTGCTAGAACCGATGCCATGCTAAAGCAACGTGCGGCTGATCGTGCTAACGCACCTGCTCCTGCTTCTGTATCAATCAGCGACGAAGAACGTGCTGGCCTTGAAGCCAAACTAAAAAAGCTGGAAGCTGAGTTTGATCCCGGCTTTGAATACAGCGATGATCACAGATTCTGGAAAGAGCAGCACGGAATTAATCAACAGATCAACGCTATCAAACAAAAGTTAAAGCGAGGCATGGCTGAAGGCAAACAAAACAAAAAGCGCCGCATTGCCGAAGCCTGGCTCATGGAAGATCCTGTTTATCGCAAGTTCAAGCGAGTGGGTCGTTACATTGCTGAGCGTAAACTAACAGAACCAGAAATCCTTAAAATTTTTGCAGATGCTGAAACAGGCATGACCGATAAGGCCACTGGTGCTAACCGTACATTCTTGGGCCGAGGCAAAGATACTACCATGGACTTTGCAGGTGGTGTAGCCGATGCACTGAAGGGTGTCTGGAGCGGCCTGCAGAGCTCAACGCCTATTTCTTTTGTTGATGTAACATATGACAAAGCCACAGATGCCTTGGCCGATCTCACTGGTGGTGAAAAAGGCGCCATCATGCAGGCCATTAAAAAATATCGCATGCTGGCCAAAGAATATCCCAAGACAGCTGGCCTAGCCAAAGGCGCATTAGTAGCTATTACTGGTCTGGCCACAGGCGGCGCCGGTTTGCCTGCCATTGCAGCATTTGTGTATGGACTAGATAGTGCCGTCAAGGGCGATAAGTTTTCAGACATCGCACTCAAGGCCGGTGGTGCAGCCGCTACTGCCTGGGCAGCAAGCAAAATTGCCGGTGCCATTGGTGGTGATCAAGCTGCTGCACCAGACGGTAGTGCTGGCGGTATTGAAGCAGCTGACCAAGTGTACCAAGGGGCAGATACTTCACAGATGTTGAGCACTCCGCTGGAGCAAGGTGTAACTGTGCGATGTCCTCTGGGATCATGTAATGGAAACGTGTGGCAGGCTGAACCTGGTCAAACACTAACTGACATTGCTCAACAAATTGGTGTGGACCCTGCAGAACTAGCAAAACTAAATCCAGGCCTGACATCACCAGGCGGAGCTTATACTGTAGTGAAAGGCGATGAACTGGGCTTTATTGCCCAGGCACAAGGCACTACACCCGAAGCAATTCGTGCAGCCAACCCAGACATTGATTTTAGCAAGGCCTTGCAAAAAGGTCAACAACTCAATCTGCCTACTGCCAATACCAACACGGGTAGTCTATGGAAAGATTATCAAGGTGGCATGTATGGCGACAAAGCTGCTATGCCAGAACTCCTGGGCGGCCCTGCCGCTGGTGATACTACAAATTTAATTCAACGCCCTAGTGTGAATATCAAACCCGGCGATTACTCGGCAGCCCCAGAGATATCTCCTACAGATGTACGTTCATTTGGATCTGGTGCTCCTGACACAAGTTTACTGTCAACATCGGGCAGTACCAGCGGTACATTGTCGGGCGTGACTGGTCAACAAATTGCGTCAAGCCCTGTATATCAACAGATTTATGCACAAGAAATTGCCAAGTATGGTGCAGAACCTTCAGCTCGTGCTATTCAAACAGCACAGCAAATTGCCACTCTCAAGGCCAAGCAGGCCATGGCTGGCGTAGTGCGTGAAAGCACTGATTGGATAAACAAAGTAAAACTACGTCGACTGTCTGTGGACAAACTGATTGATCAGAAGCTCACAACACTGAGCTGGGCACTGAACGAAAGCATAGGTAAGCCACAGGGTCGTAGCATGCATTTGACACCGCTAGGCGTTTACACAGTTTTTGAAAACATACAAAGAATTGCTGAGCTTGATAAAGTTCCAACAGATGAACTGTCACCTGAAGAAATAGCTCGTAACGAACGTATACGGAAAATGTATCAGGCTACCCAGGGTCGAGGTTTAGAGAGAGCTGCTGATGGAAGATTAGTGGGTTTTGTTCCAGATCCCGATGATCCTGAAGGTGAAGGACCAAATGCTCAATTGTACTATGATGACGACTTTAATCTCATAGGAACATCTAAACCTATTCCTGGCTTAGAAATATCTAAGCCAACACCTGGTCCTACACCAGCACCAACACCTGCACCCAAGCCAGGTCCGGCACCTACACCTACGCCAACACCTAGTCCAGCTCCAGCTCCTGCTCGTCCTACAGGAGAAAAATTACAGCAAGCGGCCGACCAGTTGAAAACCAATGTTGGCAAAATACCCGCAGAACAAATACAAAATTCAATGCGAGCTTTGAAGGACAAAGGATTTGGCAAAGGCGATCCTATATACGATACCTACGCTGCTGAAATACAAAAACGTGGCATAGAAAATGTAAAAAAACGAGTGCCCACGCTTAAACCTGAAGAACTACAGAAAGGTATAGATTCTTTTGCACAACAAAAACGTGGAGCAGGAGATCCTATATACGATATCTACGCTGCTGAATTAGAAAAAAGAACTGGCAAGCCAGGTCCGACACCAACACCGTCTCCTACACCAACACCAGCACCCAAGCCGGGTCCTACACCGACACCAACACCGGCTCCTACCACACCCACAGGTGACGCCGCTGGCCCAGGTCGTGAAGCATTGCCAGACTTGCTTCGTCCCGACATGGCGGATGCTCCAACACAGCCAGCTGATCCTGCCAAGAAGAGCTGGTTTGGTCGGGGACTTGATGCTTTAGATCGTGGTACCAAGGCAGTGGGCAGTGCATTGAGCACCGCTGGGCGGCAGCTTACTAGAAATGTAACAAAAGAAAAACTCAAGATGAACTGGCAGCAAGCCGGCAAGCCCACTGACAGTGATCAACTGTCTGCTTATTTGGTCAAGCAAGGTGTGCCAATTGGTGTTGTGAACGGTGTTTATGAAAAGATGGGTCTGCCAGTTTCTGCAATACCAGCCACTGCTGATCAACCAGCAGATGCGGAAAAAGCCGGAGTTCCTCGTGCACCTGTTTCTGGTGGAGGGCAAACACAAGACTACGCATTCAATCCCAAGACTGGCAAACCTTACACCGTGGATGAACTATTGGCCTATGGCAAGGAGCCCGAGCAGGCTGCTGCGACTGATACTACATCCGGGCCCAGTGCATCAACCACCTCAACGCCCTCAGCTACAGGAACATTCAATGCTGCCAATGTAATGAAACTGCCCGGCATGGAAAAGTATGCCAAGAAGACTGCCGCTCCTGCTAAAACTGCTAACTTTGCTGGCCCAAGCGGATATGGCAAAACTACCACCACAGTCAAACCCATGACTGGTATCCCGGGCATGAAAACTGCCGCTCCTGCCCCAACCACTGCCTCATTGCCTGCAGGCGGTGGCGCAGGTGTAAAGGCTGCTGCACCCGCAGGTCCCAAAGTAACCGCCGGGGGACCAACTCCCGAAGAACAAGCCAAACTGGCACAACGTATAGCCCAGGCAGCAAAACAGCCTGTGGCAGAAATGTTGCAAATGGTTGAGACCAAAGAAGACGTTGCTCGCATCAAACAGTTTATCGATCAAACATTTATTCGATACGGTGCAGTGAGCGAGTCAGCATTTGCGGTTCGCAATCAGTTGATCGAGCATGTGTCACAGGTTGGTGCGCAACGCCGTAGAGAACACAGCCAGCGATTGGCCAAGTAACTCAGCCCTTAGGACCGAGTAGGCGGCTTCTGCCTGGACCAAGAGATTCGCTACCTTGAGGTCCAAAATGAGCACATACACGTTGACATTTCCAAAACAAGTGTTATAATAACACTTTAGGAGATGTCTATGTCGGCAAAAACATTCAACGGTGACCAAAAGGTCAAACTTACTCAAATCATCAACGAAGGCATGCAGGTCATGCATGAGATTGACACACTACAGGGTGGCCTCAATGACACCATCAAGGCCGTGGCCGAAGAACTGGAAGTCAAGCCTGCTATTCTCAAGAAAGCCATCAAGCTGGCCCACAAAGCAGAATTTGGCAAGGAAAAGCAAGATCACGAAACCCTGGAAACAATTCTTGAAACCGTGGGTAAAACGCTATAAATATCTACTCAGTAGACGAGTCGCTCACGTTACGAGCATGTATCATGGCTAGCCGGCCACAAACGGAGAATAATGAGTTATATTGACGCACTTTTTGATCGTGAGCACGATCGCATTCATACTGTAGAGCGCCGAGACGGCGTGCGAGTCTACAAAGAGTATCCAGCAAATTACATTTTCTACTACGATGATCCACGTGGAAAGTTTCAAAGCATCTACGGCACACCCGTATCAAGATTTTCTACGAGAAATAACAAAGAGTTCCGCAAAGAAGTCCGCATTCACAGCGGCAAGCAACTTTATGAATCAGACATCAATCCCATATTCCGATGTCTTGAAGAAAACTACAAAGGTGCCGACGCACCCGAACTACACACAGCCTTTTTTGACATCGAAGTGGCGTTTGACAAGGAGCGTGGTTTCTCACCAGTTGAGGATCCATTCAATCCTATCACCGCTATTTCAGTCTACCTTGATTGGTTAGATCAACTGGTTACTCTGGCAGTTCCGCCCCGACATCTAAGTTGGGAGACTGCCCATGAGTTGGTCAAAGACTTTGACAACACCATCTTGTTTGAAGACGAAGCTGAAATGATCAAGACATTCCTTGACTTGATCGACGACGCCGATGTGTTGAGTGGTTGGAACTCAGAGGGCTATGATATTCCCTATACTGTCAACAGATGTGTGCGTGTGCTGAGCAAAGATGACACACGCAAATTCTGTTTATGGGGGCAACTGCCCAAGAAGCGCATGTTCGAACGCTTTGGCGCCGAAAACGAAACTTATGATTTGATTGGTCGTGTGCATATGGACTATATGCAACTGTATCGCAAATACACCTATGAAGAACGTCACAGTTATAGCCTGGATGCTATTTGTGAATACGAATTGGGCGAGCGCAAGACACAGTTTGAAGGCACCTTGGACAGTTTGTACAACCAACACTTCCGCACATTCATTGAGTACAACCGTCAAGATACCGCGCTGATTGGCAAACTAGACAAGAAACTGCGCTTCTTGGATCTTGCCAACGAACTGGCACACGCCAATACTGTGTTGCTCCAGACCACCATGGGTGCTGTGGCTGTGACTGAACAGGCCATCATCAACGAAGCACACGAACGTGGCATGGTTGTGCCCAACCGCAAACAACGGCTCACAGATGAAGACACACAGGCCGCAGGTGCTTATGTGGCCTATCCCAAGAAAGGTGTGCATGAGTGGATCGGGTCAGTGGATATCAACAGTCTATACCCCAGTGCGATTCGTGCCTGCAACATGGGACCAGAAACCATTGTGGGCCAACTGCGTCCTGTGATGACCAACCAGTTGATCAAAAACAACATGGCCAAAGGTCAAAGTTTTGCAGCAGCCTGGGAAGGTTTGTTTGCTTGTCTTGAATACACAGCCGTGATGAATCAAGAACGCGGCACCGAAATCACAATTGATTGGGAAAACGGCGAAGAGAGTGTGCACAGTGGCGCAGAGATCTGGAACATTATTTTTGACTCTAACCAACCTTGGATCTTAACTGCCAACGGTACCATTCTCTCATTTGAGAAGAAAGGTATCATTCCTGGCTTGTTGGAACGTTGGTACTCAGAGCGCAAGGAACTGCAAGCCAAGAAGAAGGAAGCCAAAGATGCCAAAGAAATTGCTTTCTGGGACAAGCGACAACTGGTTAAAAAGATTAATCTCAACAGTCTCTACGGAGCTATTCTTAACCCGGGATGTAGGTTCTTTGACAAGCGTATTGGACAATCGACAACACTGACTGGTCGTAGCATTGCCAAACACATGGATGCTTATCTTAACGAACTCATTACAGGTGAATACGACCACGTTGGCAAATCAGTCATCTACGGGGACACAGACTCTTGCTACTTCAGTGCTTGGCCTGTACTCAAGAAAGAAGTTGAGGAAGGACGCATGGCATGGTCAAAAGAGTCTTGCATTCAACTCTATGACAGCCTTGCTGAGCAAGTCAACAAAAGTTTTCCCGGCTTCATGGAACAGGCGTTTCACTGCCCCCGAGACATGGGCGAACTGATCAAGTGCGGTCGTGAAACTGTGGCAGACCGTGGATTGTTTATCACAAAGAAACGTTATGCTGTGAATGCCATTGACATTGAAGGCAAGCGTCTTGATGTCAATGGCTCAATTGGCAAAACCAAAGCCACAGGCCTGGATCTCAAGCGGTCAGATACCCCCAAAGTTATTCAAGACTTCTTGTTGGAAATTCTAAATAAACTGTTGGCTGGTGCTGGCAAGGATGAGATTGTGGAACGTATCCGTGAATTCAAGTATGAGTTCAAAGAGCGTCCAGGTTGGGAGAAAGGTTCACCCAAGCGAGTGAATAACTTGACCAAGTACTCGGCCG